TCTCATACCAAATGTTGGTATTCTTGGACCGGGCAATTGCATTATGTTTTTTGGTGCATCTTGATTTAAATCAATATTAAACTTTGATTCGGCCTCACTTTCTACTTGATCTAAATATGGTTCTATCTCTTGACCCATACTCTGTCTTATCTCATTACCAAACTGTGCAAGACCACCAGAAGCCATCTTCATAGGTGCATTTGTGCCTACACCATCAGACACAGCACTCTGAGGAGCCATAGCCTCTGACATACCCATCATACCTGTTTGCGGTACACCTGCGGAAGCAACAACCTCTTCTGCGACTGTAGGTTGTTGTTGTGCCTGTCTTGCTTCAAAGTCACCTTTAACTCTTTTACGTCTATTTAACTCTGATAAAACAAGAAACTGAGGCGCACTACCACTTGGCTGTTGCATTTCTTTAATTAACTGATCTTCTGAAAAGTTTTTTAAATCATCTTGTATTTGTAAGACATTCATCATCAGCCTGTTAATCCTCTATATAATCCCAGACCAGCTATACCTGTGCCTAATAAGTCTTTAATTGGATTGTATTGTTGAAACTTAGTTGTTTCTGTAGATGGTTGCACAGGCACACCACGCAATATAGATGACAAGAATGTAAGATCTTCTCTTGGCATATCTCTCTGTCTGATAAAATCTTCATAAGCTAGGTCAAGACCTGCCTGTTCTCTTGCTTGTCTGTCTTTTGCTATCTTCTCTAATAACTGCGCTGACTCTATATCACCAGCCCTTGCTTTTTCACCTAATGCAGCAAGTTGTGCTGATTGTCCAGACAAACTTTCTGCCGCAGATAGACCCATCTTTTCTGCTTGCATTTTTGCATCTCTATCTCTTTGAAACTGTTGTTGTGCCTGCTCAAATGCCTTTTGTTGACCTGTTGCCTGTATATCACCAAGCTGTCTTTGCAACGCTTCACCAGCAAGGGCTTGTTGCACTGCACCTCTAGAACCGCCAAATGCTCCTTGTTGAACTGCCTCTGCATTTCTAGCCGCTTGACCTCTGTTAAAGTCTAAAACTGCCTGTTGCTTTTGTACATCTAATACATTTTGTATGTATGGTGACATATATTGCTGCGCTTGTGCAGAGCCAAAATCTTGTGATTTAAAGCCCAATCCCTGCAATGCTCTACCCATACCTGCTGTTGTACCAGCAGTTGCTGAACTTAACCCGGGTATACCTCCCTCTGCAGCGGCTCTAGCTATTTCTCTTGATCTTGCTGTGTCTGTGTTTTCATCAGCCAATCTTTGACCTTTATAAGGCGCATACTCTCTTTTAGACTCAGCCTCAGCTCTTTTAATCATGTCTATGGCATAAGGTTCAAAATATTTAGGCAATGAACTTTGTACTATATTTTGTTCTGTTGGCTGTTGAGGCGCTCTTGATCCACCTTTACCCATTATTTATCTCCATTCTATAAGCTATATACTCAGGTTCCCAATTATACTTTTTTAATACTTTCATCCATGCTTTTCTTCCATAGCCTTCTAAATGACTACACTCACAATCTTTAGCAAAGCTAGACAATCTTTCCATAGCTATAGGCAACCACTCCATCATACGTTTACCACCAATCCAATCCATAGCCATAGCTTTTCTATTGGGATATTCTATTATTCTTGTTGTAATTGCTGCTACCACTCTTTCATCTTCCTTGTCATCTATAATCAACCAAAGATTATAGTATCCTTCATGTATGTGCCTATAGATATCATCTATATGATACTTACCAGCACTAGTTTGGATTGCTTTGTTTAGTAAACCACTTACATCGCCCCAAACAATATCTACTGCCTCACGAGGAACTGCTGTGCATATCATGCAGGCAACATCATCTCATCAGGTATAGCAGGTGGTTGTGTCTTTCCACCTGTTCTTAATTCTCTAACTCTATCCATCATATCTTCTAATTTATTAGCACCTGCATCTGAGGAGCCATTTCCAATGCCGCTAACGACATCAGCAGGTACAACAAACTCGCCATCACTAAGTAATACATCTTGATCACCCTCCATAGAAGCAGGAATCATGTCAGCCATGCCATCACCAGCACCCTCTATCATGCCATCCCCTTCACTTGGGACTCTAGGTATTTCACCAGATTCAACTCTATTTATTAAATCTTGTAGTGCCTCTTGACCAAATTGTTCTACAAATTGTCCTAAAATAACGCTTTGTTGATTTGTATCAATAATTTCTCCCTGCAAAACATCTATAGCACTACTAATTAACTCTTTATCATTCATTCCTTCTTTCATCATACCGCCAATACCTGCATCCATAGGTGACATCATAGCTTCTACCTCTCCACCTTCTGCATAGTTTTTAGGTATTCTGTAATTAAACTCACCCATTTTACCTGCATCATACCCCATTTCTGGAAATACAGATGTGTTTTTAATAGGCATACCTCTTGGCATTTCTGGATCTTCTTCTTCTTTGGGTCTATAAGCAGGCATTGCAAAAGCATCAGATGCTAATCCACCTATGCCAGCGCCTATCGCTTCAGGTCGTGTTAATGCATCCATAAAACCGGGTGCCGCACCAATAGTTCCACCTTGTGCTGTCATTGCTGAAGGTAAGTTTGCACCACCTAATGGGTTTACACCAGCAGGAGCAGAAGACCCAAAGCTAGGCATTGTTCCACCAGCTAAATTTTCACCGCCTGATGCACCAAATTTCCCACCTAAAAAACCACCTAAACCACCAAGGGCTGCTCCCTGTAATACATCCTGTGAGTCACCTCCTTGCAAAAGCCTTCCTAATCCACCACCTAAAGCGCTTGCTATCATAGGGCTTGCAACTAAGTTAAATCCTGCTGGTCCTAATATTGCAGGTGCTGCCATGCTTAAAATTGCTGATAACATATTACTCTCCTAACGCTCTCATACGATTAATTAATCTTTCCGCTCTGTTTGGTACTTGCGTTCTCCATTTTGAATCATACATCTGATTGGCACACTCACCAAAGTCCATTATAGATACACTCGCCTTTAGTTTACTAAACTTTGAGAGTCTTGTGTACCCCAAATTGTACATCATATTGCATAATATTAACTTTGCCTCTTCTGGCAGTGCATAAAAATTATCATACAATTTTTCACAATCTTCTATAGTACCCATTATATCACTACTAAAACAGCTATTTACACGCTCCTCACTTACAGGTGTTCCTACAGCTTGTCCATACTCTGGGTCAGAATCACGGACCAGATGACCAATCCCAAAAGTAGGCAAGTTGAGGTGATCCAAATAAATTTCATGTACGTTTCCTTCATCTGCTTCTATTTCTTGTCTTAATTTCTCAATATCCATATTTATCTCCAAAACTTTACGTAAAGTTTTATTTTTTATTTGCTTTCCTAATACTTTCTTTACCCTTTTTAAATATACTAGCTACATCTGCTTTGCCCATAACCTTTGCTCTTTGCTCTCCAACTGTTAATATTTGGATCTTTCTTGCAAAAGGTTTGTTAACTCTTTTAACTTTAGCGACTGTCGCTCTAGCATCTGCTGGAGTAGCAAATTTAATTCCAACTGTGTCTTTAGGGTTCTCGTCAGTGTATAAACGTCTACCAGAACCTTTTGGTTTTTTTCCTGTTCCAACTTTCGGATCTTTTTTCTTTGCCATTGTATGTATTCTCAAGTGTCTAAATAAGTCTTGCACTACTTTTTTTTCTTCACCGTCTGCTTTGCTCTTGCAAAGTTCTTCTTTGTAGGTGCGCCTTTAGAACCTACCTTACGCATCTTCTCGCCACTACCAGCTTTTATTCTTCTTCTTTTAGCTTGTATATTTCTATATAAACTCATTTTGTCAAACCTTTCTGCTTTTCATATGTCCTAAGTCCCCCGATTCCGAGCATGCCGCCAAGAACGGTGAGAAGTGTACCCATGTCAAATTCTGGTAGTTCTGGTAATTCTGCACCTGCAAATGATGCACCAAATATAATTAAATCTTTTACGATAAAGTGATAGGCAAAAGCAATCGCACAGACCCACCCAACTGCTGGGCGCCAGCCGCCCTTGAATATAGAGCCACTTGCGGCTTCTGCTTTGTTTACCTCTATCTGGGAAAGAGCAAGTTGCTGGGCATGTTTCTCAGACATAGTAGCTAACTCGTGGGCGATTCTTGCTTTTTCATCAGCA